GCACCTTTAAACTTAACAGTTTTTAATGCTTCATTGATGATTTCTTCATTCATAAAACGATAATCATTTTCAAAATCACTATTCATATTTTCGAAATGTAATCCAATGGGAATAGTCTTTCCGTTACGTTCTGCTGATACAACCTTAATAGTAGCACCGTCTTGATATTCGGGGCATTTTAAATGAATATCCAATTTGTTTAAGTTCGGCATACCAAATATACCCGATAAATTTTCAATTGGAGTGTGTGTTTTAGCATTAAGAATAACGCTACGATCTGCCGCCATAGATTCCACAACAGTTTCTTTATCAGAAGAAGTTATTTTTAATGTTTCTAAAAAGCCTAGGTTATGTGTGTGTGATACTAAATCTTGTAAAAAGTCTTTCATATTATTTTCCTTTGTGTTATTTTATTTAGGTTTTAATTCATTGTCAAGAATATTTTATTCAAACGTGAATAAGTTATTAAATGTATTGGTATTTTCTGTCGATGTAAGATCAAACTCAAGTACCCCAATCAAATTTTCCAATTTGTTATTAATAATAGTCGTTTCCATTTCTAAATGATCAAATGGCAATTCTTGAAACCATTTGGGCAATCTTAATTCATCCACTGGATATGCTACTGATTTAAAACCCAACGGATTATCTTTGATTTTACAAACAATAACTTTCATTCCATCGACAATCTGCATAGAATATTTGTCGCCGTTCATTCTACGCAATGTATTCCAATTAATTGCCGCTCGAACATGCCCGGGCATATTAGCCTTACCTTGTTTCTTTTCTTTTTCTTGATATTCGGTAATATTGTTGGCACGCTTAGGACTACCTTTTTCCCAACCCGGTCTTGCTTTGAATTCTGTACGAAACTCGGTAATCATTTCAAGAATTTCTTTTTCTTCGCCGCCGTTCAATACCTTTGTTAATACTTCCTCCAAGAATCGTTGCATAAATTCCGGAGTATCGCTTCTCTTAAGATCTAACCCCATGGCTTTAATTTTACCGGGTTTTCCATCTACATCTAATCTCTTACCTTCTTTATCATAATACAATACAGCGTATCGTTTTTTGGTAATAAACAACCCTTTAATGGCAACAATTTCTCGACCTGCTCGAATAACTTCGCCTCGAGATTTTGGAGTATGGAACGAATCTAACATAAATTGTGGGAACGTGGAATTTACTTCAGCTGCAACAGTATCATATAACTTGATCACAGTGTCCTTATCCCAAGTAATTTCTCCTTTGGCAATTTCGTTCTTTAAGGATGTATAGGCACTGAAATAGGCACTATCGGTATTATGTACTAATATATCGTTAGCAAAGAAGAATGGATCTTGGTCATCAATGCTTATATCGTACACATAATCATCAACTTCTCCCAAACATTCCACGGTTGCTATAGTTGTTCTTTCAATATCCATTTTTTTACCTTTTCAATTGTTTTAATTTTATCATCCAAATAATCACTTTCCCAAATTATCATGACTCTAAGTCCGGAATTCTTTGCAAGATTAATCTTTTCTAATTCAAAATTCCAAATATCTTTAACGGATACTCCTCTTATCATATCATTTTCATGATATTGTATAGGGTTTGCATGCCAGTAGTCACCATTAAATTCTATTATACAATCGTTGTGCTTGATGTCATATACTACATACCTATTCAATGAATGGCACCATTTTCCAAAGGGGTTCTTTAATGAGCTGTGATCCAACGGCCCAATTTGATTTTCTAGTAACTTAATGAATTCTTGTTCTAAAAGACTTGTATATTTGTAGGTACCTCGACTACATATAATCAATACTGCATCGTCTAAGGAAATTCCTAGTTTTTCAGATAATAGCTTTGGGTCATGCGGTTCAGATTTTTTTCTGTTTATTTCTAAATATTTTTCAGTACCCCGATCAACGCCATATTTTTTTATTAAGTAAGATTTACTTTTAGTAAACTTTTGTCGATCACAATATTCGGACCATTTCATTAGACCTAACTCCTCACCGTGTCGATCTATCATGTTTTCTAACGTAACGGCTCGTTTTGTATTGTACTCCTTAAATTGAGCTTCAGACCAGCCAAACTTTTCTTTTTTGTATTCAAACGAGTTTGTATGCGCTTGTTTACTTCGATACTCGTTCCATTTAGTTTGACCAATAACATCGCCGTATTTTTTCTTTAGATTGTCTAATGTAACTGCGGTCTTTTTTGCTAACTGATCATCAACTAATTTTGAACCAGGATAGGCTTCCTGATATTCTTTTCCGTTTTTGAATTTTCCAGTGCATTTATATTTGAAGTGAGACCATTGTAGTCGATCACTAGTGAATCCACATTCTTTACATATTGGCATATGGGGCGTCTCCTGTTGCCATATATTTACCGTTTTAGGCAAACAATGAGATCAGTTTTGAGTATATCAGTGGGTTTGACTTCGATCAAATATCCATCTCTGTCAACCATTATGCTATGGTCCTCCGTGACTTTTATGCTTTTTCCGTTTGTTAAATTTATTCTGTATATCTTTTTCTTAGTCTTGTGTCGCATTACATATGATATATTTGACATAACTGTGCTATCTTCAAAAGAATTGAACCCTATTACTTTGTCTGGACTCCATACTCCGTATTCTTTCTCGCCTACGATCGAGTGCTCGGCACATCGATTGAATAATTCTTCGATAGATATATCACCATCCTTTGTTAGTACATTGGTATCGCCTGTGACGCTGTCTCCGTAGATAATAGCTTTACCCACATGATTATATTCGCCAGTGATCACTTCATTAATCTTACTGGCCATATGTCTTGCAATAGCTCTTCCAGTAAGGGTCGTTGATTGCCCAATTCTATTATCAAAAAACCTACAGCCAGCATTAAGGATAGCACCGTACAGACTATTAAGATTAATCTTCTTAACTAACTGACGTTTATCCCAATATTCTTCTTCGATCTTATTCTCTGCTTTTTGTGCGTCCTTCAATTTAGCCTGCATTTCTTTACGTTCGGCGTACCATCTCTTTAATAAGCCAGGAATAATACCTTCTTGTTCATATGTAAAAATAGTACCATTAGCAGACAGTATCCATGGTTTACCACTTTCATAAATGGCTTCGTAAATTTGTGCGCCACTCATAATATCAGTTTCGCCATTTTCCCAATCTATATGAATATCGTGGGCACGATCTTTGTTAATAACAAACTCGTATTCGTTGCTGCCGAACTTACCTTCCCAAGCAGCAGCAAAACTTGCTCCCTTGGCTATTTTTTCTTCTAATTCTGCTTTGGTATAATCCTGTCGTAGTTGACCGATAATAGTTTCTGGGCCCATATTCAATGCACGGATAACACTGGGATATAGACTGTTAATATCCATACTGCCGATATAATCATGTAGCCCTTTTTTAGGATATGCCACATAAGCACCTGCTGCTTGGGTATTCACAGTATCATCACGTTTTGGACGACTGGGTACGATCAGCCCGCGATGATGCGCTTCATTAACAACAGCTTGTTCAGTAACAGCTACAGCACCCATAGTGGTCTGTAATAATACAGTATTTTCATGTGCAATAGTATTAGCGAGATCTAAAAACTTTAATTTTTTGTCTAATTTATTCAACAACGCGCAATCTTGTCTATTGTATTCGATAAACTTTCTAAAATCATTGTTATACAGCTGATCTAATGTGCCTTCATATACGGTTTTACTTTCACCGATTTCCATTTCACCGATAGCATCTAAACGATATGTATGTCGTTCTTCATAAGTATATTTTCGATATAATTCAAGACTATCTAAATGTACTCGACCCACTAAATCATATGTAACGGCATCTTTTCCATATTTTTCATATTCTCGCTTCTTAGGTAATTGATCCCATAAGCAAAATCTGCGTGTATCTTCTTTGCTTAATACTTTAGTAACTCGATTAACTGTATAAGGAATATCGAATCCTTCCGAATTCCATCCACTTAGCACATCTGCATCTTCAATCAAATTTAAAAATGTATCCAACATTTCATGTTCTGTTTCGAACAAAATAGTATTAGGAAATTCTTTAACTTGTTCTTCAGCTTGGGCCATAGTTAAAGTTTTGGGAGGAACAGCCAAACATACTAACGTATCTAACCACTGTAAATGTACAGCGATTGCAGTAATAGGCATAAAAGCATCATCTGGTGATGCATATCCTCGCTCTGGATCAAAATCTATTTCAATATCAAAAAATGCTACATTTAATTTAGGAGCATCTTTTCCGAGATAGTTTTCTTCTAAACATCGAAATACAGGATTCATATCGCTTTCATAAAGTTTATGATTGCTATGAATACGCTGTTCTTTAATATGTTCTTTCCAACTTTTGGAAGATACTTTATTTAGGCTTTCACCAAAGATTGATCGAAATTTACCACGAGAATCGGGATAATAAAATAGATATTTGGCAGGGTATTCATGATATATTCTGCCTTTTTTTGTATCGCGTTCAACAACTCGAATGATATCCTGATCGCGATCCCACGATGCATCTACGTAGCTCATATTGTTCTTCCATTGTCATTTACGGCTGACAAAATACCCGAATGGTCGTTTATGGCCGACCTAACCATCTCTTATTTTTATTTATATTAACCAGCGTGTCTAGTAATAAAATTAGCACGTACTTTAGTCGGACTAAAATAATTTTTAAAGATTTCTTCTGCTAACTTAATATCGAATTCTTTGCAGGAAAAAATATCCAAATAAGCAGTAGAATCTGGTTCAACAAAATGAGCACAAATATTACTGGTAGTGATTAACTGCATAAGACTATATCCAGCCTTGTCTTCACCAGGGAGTAAATATTCGATAATCGGTTCACCAGCAGCTACCATATCAATACGTTCTACTAGTTCTTTAACAAAATTATAAATTTGTTCCCTACTCGTAATGTTATCATTGCATCCGGCACAATCTAACATTAAATGATAACCCCAGTATTGACTCATACGCCATCATCCTCTTTACGGAGATTGGCATGTCCGCTGATATCAACTACGGTTTCTAAATCTTCAAATTCGTGATAAACCTGATCCCATTGATCCCTCTGGGCAATACGAATTGCCTTTTTAATTACACTGGGCTTGACTTCTAATTCTTCTGCTACTGCTTTGATTGTTTCATTCAAACCTTCTGTGAGGTCTTGAATTTCCTGCATAACTGTTACGCCTTCTGAAACAATTTGTTTAATTTTTGCCTGTTCTGGGGCACCAAATGTTTTACTCATTGTAATAATTCTCCTTATTGATTATTATAAAGAATTATTTAATAAAGTCAATTGATTATAAAGTATTTTTAACCACCACCAACTAAATCCCCTGCTTTTGCAGGACGTTTGGTTTTTCCTTTTAACTGAGCTGCTGATCCAAGTTTATAATGCCAAGGTGCGCCAGTTCCGGCAAAATTACTGGCAGGCATCATGGATTCATCTGTTCCAGAATCTAAAGGATGATTTTGATCTCCTAAAAATGTATCAGCAAATCTTTTACAAAGTTTTTGAATATCTTGATTGGCGGTTACTTCTTCATTGAATTCGTTATGTTCATCGTGTTGGCTGGGATCTAAATATCCTGAATATACTTTGCGTACATTGCTGTTATTGATCAAATCTGTACAACTACTACCATATCGATCATTCATCGGACCATTACAAGGACTTAATGTTGTTAATATAATGCTACCTTCCGGGATTTCACCATATTCTCTTTCATATGATTCCATAGCATTTCTTTCAGCATGACTCCATTTACCTTTTATACTCATGCTAGTGCGAGCGACGATATTATGGTCAGGATCTAAAACACAAGCAGCAACCATGCCAAATCTTTCAGGATCATGTTTTTGTCCTTCTATAATCATATGACATAGCTGTACAAGATATCGATCTAAGTGTTTTTGATCGTGTATTTTATAATCACTGGGACTAAATTCTTTGGCCTCACAATGCCATTTACGTAGGCTTTTGTTTATACGACTATTAGGATCTCTCTTAGTTTTAGCACCTGTGCGATGCTTTTTCATACCTTTCATACGAGCGCAGAAACTTTTACGACGTTTGGATGCTTTACTGCCTTTTTTTAATTTACTGGGTTTAGTAGTAACGGCGGTCTGCAATTTACTTCCAGGATGCTGTCTGCGATAACTTGCAACACCTTTCTTGTTTAACCCACCGTTCTTATTCTTACCTGACTTTTTTTGCCAGGAAGCAGTTTCTTTAATAAAATCAACCACTCTCATTTTTTCTTCCTGGTTTTGGCAGCATAGCTAGCAGCGTTGGCCATACGTTCTCTTTTTTGTGGAGTTCTATTTTCGGGATTGTATTTTCCAAATTGATAATTTCCTGGTTGATTATAATTTGCTTTTTGAAAAACATCTACATATTTTTCAACAGGATCATTTGGTTGTAATACTTTTTCGCCTAATTTCTTTTTTAATTCTTCCATGTAGGGATCTACATATCCTTCATTTTTCTTATGTTTCATAGCATTGCTTAGTTTTTTGGTACCTTTATCGGCCTTATTAAATTCTTTAGCAACACTTTGTTTAATGCCTAACTTTTTAGCAAATTTAGGATTGTGAGCAGCAGCAGCCATGGTTCGTGCTTGTTTTTCAGTTGTAGATTTTTCATTTAATTTTGATTCAGAAATGCTTTCTTCCGCACCTCTTCGATA